ATCGATTGTTATGGTTACAACAATCATTGACGACTCACTTATGTTGGGTTCTGGAGTCTTGAGCCTGGCATTGAAAACCAGGATCACTGAGCTCCGCTTTGTACGACTCATCCGTTGGCTCATTTCAGCCCGCGGTTTTGGTTGTGCAGTGGCCCTTGTGATTGCGTTTCGCTGCATTTACAGGAAAGCCACCACGGGGAAATTTTTCGGACAGGAGTTGGTCTACACCCCATGGTCCCTGGCAGTGACAGCACTGATGGGACATGTTTCAAGGGTGTCAGACCGTAAGAACAAACTCTTCAGGCTTCGTTGCCTGAAATTTGTTCCTTCTGTGAGGAAAGACCAGGCTAGCCATTCCCACCCAGGAAACGCAGCCCAGCGAGCTGATGCCAGCCGCTTCATGGACACCATATGTGTGTCGTTGGGAGCCAGAAGGTTTGATGCCAGCATTTCTCCACGCGAAACATCGCGTGGAATTGCTGGCAACAGGCTGTTCAGGCACCCGAAAGACTTGCTCAGCGAACCCGTTATTGGGGTCGTTGGCACAGGAGACGTGATCTCCATGGTCGACACAGATGGACATCTGGACCTGCAAACATTGAGCAGCTATGCTGGGCATGACATGGTGATTTACACCTTGAGCCCAGATGGACTGACTGGAAGCGGGCCAGAGTCGTTTTGGCAGTTCACGTCACCTACAACAGTGGCGGAGGAGGTTGCGGGAGGCGCCACCTATGAACACCAGATCTGGGACTGGAATCAGGACTTGTATGTTCTGTCCAGCCACTGGAAGACGTATGTCTACGACATAGTGCGGTACAACCTCGGACCAGCTCGCTGTGTGCTGGTGTTGAGCTTGGCCAGAACTATCTTTCTGCCTCTGTGTCTCTGTGACTTTATGGTCCCAGGACTGTCACAATACCTCCCTGCTCGAATGCAGGTTGAGAAGGTCCGCCATTTCTTGGTGGGCTCTTTTGGGCCGCCCAAAGATCGCAAGATCCACATCCTTAACACTAACAGGATGGGCACCCATGCAACCACACTGTCCCCTGATGATTATGAGTCATTGCAGGTGGCCGCCAGTGTGATTTCCGATTCTAAGGGCCCCCAGCTGTTGCCATCAGGAGCACAGAGATACCTCACTACTGCTAGCAAAGCTAGGTACACTGAGGCCAATTTCTATGTTTTGTCCGATTACTTCTCTTCCACCTTGACTGCCATCGCGCCCCTGAACTATCAGAGCAAAGATGGGCTGTCGTTGGAAGAAGGAACCGCGTACAACACCAGTTCTGCTCCAGGACCGGTTCCTCCGGCGGTGGCTCCGGCCAGTAGTGCTAACAATGACACTCGAGCCGTGACCCAGCGCATGGAAGCTGTGAGAAACACAGCACCATTTCCCGAGGCCTACCAAGCCTACGCCCAAGAGTTCGTGGAGCTCATGGTGCGAGAACCTTCTGCCGGGAAGTGTGTACCGATCAGCGATGTAGAGGTAGCTGAAAACCAGTCAAGGCCTTCTCAAAGGGCCAGACGGGTAGCAGAATCCCCGTTCACAGAGTTGAAGACCAACTCTCTCAAAACCAGAGGCTTCATGAAGAAGGAGCCAGGAGCAACAGTGAGTGACCCAAGGGTCATTAACACAGTTCCTACCGATCAGACCAATCGTCTGAGCCGGTACACGTACGCAGCAAAGCAGCACCTCAAAACGAGGTGTAGCCGATGGTACTGCCCAGG